CAGAAGCAGCACCTGGCAACAACACCAGTTCAGCTGCTAACTGGAATCCAATTCTGATTTCACTTGTACGCCGCGCTATGCCAAATATGATGGCTTATGACGTAGCTGGTGTTCAGCCTATGTCAGGTCCAACTGGTCTTATCTTCGCGATGAAATCACGTTACAACTCTGGTACAACAGGTGCAACAGAAGCACTGTTTAACGAAGCAGACACCAAATTCTCCGGTGACTCTTCAGCCACTCATGGCGCAGACGGATCCGGTCTATCTGGTTTGACAGATTCTAACTCAGATTCTTCAATCGACAATGATCGTGTAGGCCCAACATTCGGTGGTGCAATGCCAACAGTTGATGCAGAAGCACTTGGTTCTACCGGTGGTTCTTCTTTCAATGAAATGGGTTTCACCATTGAAAAAGCTACAGTCACAGCGAAAAGCCGTGCACTGAAAGCTGAGTATAGCTTAGAGCTTGCTCAAGACTTGAAAGCAATTCATGGTCTAGACGCTGAGACAGAATTGGCAAATATCTTGTCAACTGAAATCTTAGCTGAAATTAACCGTGAAGTTATCCGTACAATCAACAGCCAAGCTAAAACTGGTGCTGGTACAGCTAACACTGCTATTAACGGTATCTTCGATCTGTCAACAGACGCAGACGGCCGTTGGTCAGTAGAGAAGTTCAAAGGTTTGATCGTACAACTTGAGCGTGAAGCTAACACTATCGCAAAAGAAACTCGTCGCGGTCGCGGTAACTTCATCATCACCTCTTCTGACGTTGCATCTGCATTGTCTGCAACAGGTATGTTGGATTATGCTCCAGCCTTGGCAACTAACTTGAATGTTGATGACACAGGTAACACTTTTGCCGGTGTACTTAATGGTCGCACAAAAGTATATATCGATCCATATGCTACTGTTGACTATATCACAGTCGGTTATAAAGGTACTAACCCATATGACGCTGGTGTATTCTACTGCCCATACGTTCCATTGACTATGGTACGTGCGGTTGGTGAAGATAACTTCCAGCCAAAAATTGGTTTCAAAACTCGCTACGGCATGGCATCTAACCCATTCGTTGGAGCAAATCCAGCGGACGGCCTTGCAGCTGCGAAAACAAACCAATATTACAGAATCTTCCGCGTAGACAACATTCTTTCTGCGTAAGCTTCTTAATAACAAGAGCAAAAAATGCCAAAATAAACTTAAGGGGCCGAAAGGCCCCTTTTTTTTCTGTATAAATAAAACAGAAGGAAGAGGTAATCATGGCAGAAATCACAAAAAATATTAACTTTTTACAGCCGTCAAACTTTCAGATCAGTATTGATCGAAAGAGATACGGCAACTTGACGTATTTTGCCCAAAGTATAAATCATCCTGGTGCTACAGTTAATGCAGTCACTATGCCAGTACCACGTATATCATCTCTGTCTATAGCAGGAGATACTATTTCCATAGATGAATTGTCGATGGATATACTTGTAGATGAAGATATGAATTCATATGTTGAAATGTATGAATGGTTACTGAACAGTGTAAACAAAAATTATATCAAACCGCACGATCGTGCAGACACGGATGTGTATATACCAGAAGCTGACATAACTTTGATGATAATGACAAGCCATAATAATGTAGCTAAAAAAATTACATATATAGATTGTGTACCGACATCTATTGGTACGCTAAGTATGCAGTCAACGTTAACTGAGCCTCAACCATTAACATTTCCTATAACATTTAAAACTAGCTATTTTGAAATTAAATAAAATTGTGAGCATATCATGACAAAAAAAGAAATTGAAAATCCTTTCGGGCCAAGAAAAATTGATGAATATGTTAGACTGTACAGAGCATTAATTGTCTGGCACAATCGTAAAACTGGCGGAGAAAGGTGTTTTGCTTGGCTTGGCCGGCAACACAACGCACTAACACTTTGGGATAGTTTATATAAAGAAGTAGAAAAAGCGGGATATGCAATAGATTATGAATCTAATTCTGATTTAATATTTGATGTAGATAAAGGCAAGTTTAGAGATATTGTGATACAATATAGGAAAGATAAAGACTTGGCTAAATTAAATAGAGCTATAGAGATAGTTATGTGGCACCGCCCTTCTTTTAGAATTGTATCTGAAAATACTGATGAAGATCTAAAGCAAGTTATAATCACTAAATCTAACGATTATCATTATAGCAATCTTATGCTATATCGCAGAAATTCTGTATATCGTATTATGTCAGAATGGTATGATAATCAACTCGCTAATTATGATGGTGATAAAAAAGATTTTAATCCTGCAGAATTAACAGGTGAACAACTTGATGAACTAATTACTAAAGAAGTTTCTGTAAGAGAGCATAATGTTCAGATATGGAGATGGTTTAGTAGATTTGGTTCTAGATATGTATCTGCATCTTATGAAGATGTATTTGGTCCGAGCAATGGCGATTCAACAATAATGCATATTACTTTTAGATGGCTCTTTTATAGTATATGGGATTTCATATCACTTAAAGAAAAGGGTGAATCTGGAAACTATAAATACTATAGTAAAAGGACAGAATGTAAACATCTTGAGAAGAAACTATCTAGTACATACCGTCCTACATTTTCAAACATGCACGTAGAGGTTTAATGATTAATTTAGATGATGTATTAAGTGATTGGAAAACTGACAGTATAATAAATCAGAATGATTTAGCACAATCTTCAATTGATACTGCAACTCTTCACTCAAAGTATTTACAATATTTAGCTGTAGCAAAATTACGATTGAAGAAAGCTAAGTTGCAGCAAAAAACTTTATTACAGTTAAAATGGAAATATTATAATGGTAAAATGGATCAAGCAGAAATTGAATCATTAGGCTGGTCGTATGATCCATTTGACGGACTAAAGGTAATGAAAGGTGAAATGGATTATTATTATGATTCTGATATAGAAATTCAAAATAGCGAAGAAAAAATAGAATATTGTAAAATATTATTAGAAACTTTAAGTGAAATTGTTGAAACTCTTCGTTGGAGACATCAGACAATTAGCAATATAATTAAATGGAAGAATTTTGAAGCAGGTGGATAAACTCGTAATCCAAAAGAAAAACGAAAGTGTTATGATTGTTGGTTGCGATTTTGGGATTGCTGCAGAACTATCAGACTTTTTTTCGTTTTTTGTACCGGGCTATAAATTTATGCCGGCGTTTAGGAATAAAGTATGGGACGGGAAAATTCGTCTATTCAATGCACAGACGCATGAATTGCCTTTAGGCTTACTTCCATATGTAAATAACTTTTGTAAGAAACGTAACTATACAGTTGAGTATGAAGATGGGCCGTATGGCTCTCCGGAAAATTATAATGTTGTAGATGTAAACGAAATAATGTCATTTATTAAAAGTCTTGATTTACGTAGCAGAGATCAAGAAATAGGTGTCAGAGATTATCAGTTTAATGCTATATGCGAAGGCATTCGTAGAAAGAGAGCTGTTTTATTATCGCCGACTGGATCAGGAAAATCACTTATAATTTACACTTTGATGAGATGGTTTTTACACAACTGTTCTGGTAAAGTTTTAATTATTGTTCCAACTACTTCACTTGTCCGGCAAATGTATTCTGATTTTGAAGACTATGCTTCAGCAGATCAATCATGGATTGCTAAAGATGAATGTCATGTAATATATTCAGGTCAGCCAAAAACAAATATAAATGAAAGAGTTTTTATATCTACGTGGCAAAGCATCTATAAACTTCCACATACATGGTTCGAACAGTTTGGTATAGTTTTTGGCGATGAGTGTCATGGGTTTAAATCTAAATCATTAACTTCAATTATGAATAAATCACGTAATGCTTCCTACCGTTTTGGAACTACTGGCACTCTCGATGGAACACAGACCCACCAATTGGTGCTTGAAGGACTTTTTGGTAAACTATTAAAGGTTACCACGACTCGTAAACTGCAGGATGATAATACACTAGCAGATTTAAAAATCAACATGATCATGTTTAAATATAGTGAAGAGGCTCGTGAAAAGTTCGGCGCAAGAACTTACCACGAAGAAATTGACTATATAGTTACAGATAAGAAAAGAAACGTCTTTATTAAAAATTTAGCATTAAAACAAAATGGGAATACACTTGTGCTATTTCAATTTGTAGAAAAACATGGTAAAATATTATTTAATATGATCGAAAGTGCAGCAGCTGAAGGACGAAAAGTCTTCTTTGTTTCTGGTAATACTGAAGCTTCAGATAGAGAAGCTATACGTAAAATAACAGAAGGTCAAAAAAATGCCATCATCGTCGCCTCCTTGGGAACATTCAGCACTGGTATTAATATTCGCAATCTTCATAATATCATATTCGCTTCACCAAGCAAATCCCAAATCAAAGTTTTGCAGAGTATTGGACGTGGTCTTAGAGTCTCAGATGACGGAAGAAAAGCAACCCTCTATGATATCACAGATGATTTGCACTGGAAATCAAGACAAAACTATGCCCTGTTGCATGGTATCGAAAGACTGAAGATATATAAAAAAGAAAAGTTTAAATATCAAATTTATGAAATGAGTGTATAATGATTAAGCAATTTAAATTTGCCAATGGTGACGAAGTTATTTGTGAACTTATTTCGTCTGAGCCCGATGAAGAAGAAATGATTTGCCGCTATGCTTTCAAGTTACTAAAAATGGAAACGGATCCACAAGTTTCATACTATTCATTCCGGCCGTGGATGACATTGAAAGACGAAATCTCAGAACCTATTTCAATTAATTCATATCATGTTGTAGCGATGTGTCAGCCTTCAATAGATATGTTGGCACAGTATAAGCATGCTATTACTAGATTTCTAGATGAAGAAGAATCAGAAGTATCATCATTGTCAGATGCATATGAAAAACTACAAGAACTCAAAGGAATACTTGCAGACGATGATTGGGGCGACTCTTCAGAGTTTAGTAATATTCTAGATTTTCCGGGTAGGAATGATAAGATACATTAACTGGTACTCCTATCCCTCCAAAAGACTCTTTTAATTATACCATAGATTTTAAAAGCTGTACACCCCTAAAATGCACTTATTTCATTTTATTTTTATATGAGGAATTTATAATGGACGAAACATTTTTTAATAATTTAGATAGAGACGGATTTGCAGTCTCTGATAAAGTGTTTGATGTAGATGAACTACACTCGCTTAATGAAATAGCTAGCACACTTCAACCTAATATAGGTAGGCCTCAAGACAACGGTTGGTATGATAACCCATCACTGTTAGAAGCAAGTAAAACTATAGACATACTTAATGATATTGATTGGGCGTATTACTGGTCTCTGACACCTGAACACCATCCATATATTAACGAAACTATACTTCCAATACTATCTGATATATCTGATACGATGTTTGGAAGTAAAGATTGGGGCTGGCAACTAACCAACCGTTATATTATATCGCTGCGGCGCCATGATGCTCCTGTTTATGCTCATTTTGATGCACCATATTTTTGGCCACAGAAACCTGATGTACAAATGGTTAAATATTTACCTAAGGGTACACTAAGCGTGTCATTTTTAATACCACTGACTGAATTCACTGTAGAAAACGGTGCTACTGCATTCGTACCTGGAACACATAAATATATCTATGACACATCCAACGGCCATATCGGCGACCAGGCGTACAGTCCAATCTTTTTCAACGATAATTATGTTCAGCCAGAAGTTCCATTGGGTAGCATATCTTGCTTTGTCGGCGGTAGTATGCACAGCATCATGCCAAATAAAACTGACAATGTTAGGCGAGGGCTTATAGTTCGAGCTATCAGGAACGATGCATTAGACGAAATGGCTCGCTTAGGTCTAGGCTAAATTTATTTTAACATTCTGTAAAAAAAGTTGTTTACATTTGACTCATAGTATGTTAGAATAGTAATTATATACAAGGAGAACTGTATGTCGAAGACTAAGAGAAAAAATGTACACTATGTCAACAACTCTGAGTTCTCTCAAGCTGTAGTAGACTATGTGAAAACTGTAAATGAAGCAAAAGAAAAGGAAGAGAAGCTTCCTATCATACCAGACTATATTGCGATATGTTTTTTAAAGATTGCTCAAAATTTATCTCATAAATCTAATTTTATCAGATATACATACCGTGAAGAAATGGTAATGGATGCTGTAGAAAACTGTTTAAGAGCTATTGAGAATTATAATATTAATGCTGCAACACGTACTGGTAAACCCAATGCTTTTGCATATTTTACTCAAATCATCTGGTACGCTTTCTTGAGACGGATTCAAAAAGAAAAGAAACAGCAAGAAATTAAACACAAATTTATGTCGCAGTCTGGCGCTGAAGCATTTTTATATTTTGGTGATGATACTGAAGCCGGCCAAGTAGCAACACATTTTGTTGATGTATTAAAAGACCGTATTGATAAAGTAAGATATCATGATACAGAATTTAAAGAGTTTGCAAAAAAAGAAAAAGTGAAACGTAAACACAAAATTGCTGACTCTAATTTAGAGGAATTCTTTGAAGAATGAAAATAGCTATATTGAATGATACCCACTTGGGTATCAGAAATAGCTCTAATGTTTTTCTTGATAACGCTGAAAAATTTTATGAAGAAATATTTTTTCCTTATCTTTTAGAAAATAAAATAAAACACATTTTACATTTAGGCGATTATTACGATAATCGTAAGTTTGTAAATTTTAGAGCTTTAAACAGAAACCGTCAACATTTCTTAGACAAATTGCGTGAACATAAAATTGCTATGGATATCATCCCTGGTAATCATGATACGTTTTATAAAAATACCAATGAAGTAAATTCTTTAAAAGAGTTGCTTGGCCATTTTATGAATGAAATCAATATTGTAATGAAGCCTACTGTTATGAAATATGGCAGTATGAAAATAGCGTTACTCCCTTGGATAGCAAATGATAATAGAGAAAAATCGTTAAACTTTATTCAGAATTGTAAAGCGGATTGGTTAGCTGGTCATTTAGAACTAAGTGGTTTTGAAATGATGAGAGGTATTCGTAATCAACACGGTATGGATGCTAGTCTTTTTTCTCGTTTTGAAAATGTATTAAGCGGCCATTATCATGTTGGTTCAAAAGAACAAAACATACACTACCTCGGCTCGCAAATGGAATTTTTTTGGAGTGACGCACATGATCCAAAAGGCTTTCATGTACTTGACACTGAAACACGAGAACTAGAAAAAATATATAATCCACACACTCTATTTCATCGTATTAACTATGATGATACTGATACATCTTTTAGTGATTTTGATTTTAGTGTAGTTGATAACAAATTTGTAAAAATTGTAGTTTATAATAAAAGTGATATGTTTACATTCGACACATTTGTTGATAAAATACAAAATAGACCAATACATGAACTTAAAATAGCAGAAAATTTTAGTGATTTTATTGGTGATAATGTTGATGATGAAAATATATCAATAGAAGATACCAGCGTTTTACTTGATAGTTATATTGATGCAGTTGACACGGATTTGGATAAAGAAACTATTAAGCACAAGATGCGAAATCTAATGACTGAAGCACAGGCTCTTGAAATTCTATGATTCTATTTAAATCTTTACGATGGAAAAATCTCCTGTCTACTGGCAATACGTGGACAGAAGTTAATTTAAATGAAAATAAATCTACACTTATAGTAGGTCATAATGGAGCAGGCAAATCTACTCTTTTGGACGCTCTTGCATTTGCGCTGTTTGGAAAGCCTCACCGCAATATTAATAAGCCTCAATTAATTAATACCATTAATAATAAAGATTGTGTAGTAGAGGTTGTTTTCACTGCACTTGGTTCTCAATTTCTTATACGTAGAGGAATTAA